TTATTTCCAGGACTTACTGAACTTAATTTGATATTATAAACGAAAACATGCTCTTCAATGCCGTTATAATATACACGTACCGTTTTTGTTGAAAGGTCATGCGTCACAGCAACGTGAACAAATCCCCCCTCGTAAATCCCCGCCTTGTTTGCATTAAAAGATGTTCCCGCACCAAGTTCATCATACCAAATTCCTCCTTCGACTGTTTGATGCGCGTCGCCCTCAAGTGTTCTAATGCGCCACAAACAACAATTCGACCAAGCATTTGGAAACATTTGATTTGTATCATCACCATTATCGTTTGTAGACATCCAAAATGAAAAACTCCAACTTGAGTTTACGGCGTCATACGGAGACGGTGCTATGTATAAACTTACATTTTCATTAAGGTCATTTTGAATTGCACTATTACCTATTACCCCTCCACCGCTTTCAATTGCGCTTGGATCATCACTATATACAGTAAGATGATTGCTTCCATGCGAGTCATAACGAGTGCCGCTCGATTCTTCCATCTTCCAGTAAGCTATAAGATTAGCAAACAAACCCGTTTCAAACGCAGATGCGTTTGTGGAGACATACTTGTATGCCAAATCTAATCCAAGACCTAACATATCAGAATAAAACTGTTACTGCAGCTGTTGAAATTGTGGTACCACTTTCTAGAATTTTTATTCCTCCGAGCGGCCATACCCCAGGAGACAGTGTCAGTGTATGTGCCACGTTGTCTACTCCAACAAGAGTAATATCTCCATTTGATGTGCCAGGCGCGACATAGAGACCACTAAACACTCGTGCTTCTCCGTCAATGATTGGTGCATACTCGCCAGCAGTAAAAGCTAAAGGTGCATAGGCGACAGCAGAAGAGGTATCACGTATAAGAGATCTTTCGTATAGGTTTAGATTATTGCTCATAATTTGTATTTATATTATTCTTTTATAGAGATTCCAGTATAGAGCGAAAGACCAAGCGCAATCAACACAATATAATGAGAAATGACTTCATTTTGATTAACAACAGCATTAAATGCTATTATTTGTATAATAGCGACGAGTGCTAGTGCTAACCATATTACAGTTTTCATGGTTTTTTCACATATTTTTCTGGTGAGCGTTCAAAATTCTTTGCGAGCTTGATGATGCCTGTAATGATTTCTGGAGAGACTACCCCGATAATGCCATAGGTAATCGCTTTGTAGAGGCTAGGAATGTCGGTCTGCTCCAATATAAACCATGCGATTGCTGCAGAGAGTGCGGCTGATATTATATTTTTAAACTGCTCGAGAATCGTATACTCTTTTTTTGCTGTCATGAGTCGAGCAAGCATGCCTGCTGCTCCAACTAGGGGTATTATCCAACCACCCTCTAGAAACTCTTTTAGCATCGATCTTTCTGGTTCCATTTATAACTATACTTTTAAAGTGTGAAACATCACGTAATGACTATCAATATAAGAGTATTTATAAAAAACACAATTTTACTTCACAAAACCGCGGTCAACCACATATTTATAAAAAAGCTCTTCATGAAAACTGCGTATTATGTATTTTGAGGCAATTTCATCAAGCGAATAGTGAAAAGCGCACGTAATATCATAGATTGTTTGTATTGATCCACAATAGTAGTTGTCTATTCCCTTTATATATCGATAATATTGCGGATATTTTAGACTTAATCCATTTTCGCAAGTTGTCATCTTTAGTAGGTTTTTAACTGGTGTATAGCATACTTGTGTAGTAAATTTATCATAACGAGTGCTTACGACAAGGTCATATTCATAGGTATGATTGTGATAGAGATGTGATGCAAGTTTAAATTTTCCTGCCCACATACGTTTCCATGCAATTTTTGGACAGGTGTTTATCTTTCCTTCTAAGTTACCATGTAATTTCAACTCAGCATCATCATCAATCATAATCTGTTTTATGTTATGCTCGCTAAAATAATCTTTAAGCAATAATGGCGTGACACTAGAACTGCTAATCTTATCAAGTTTTCGATATGAACTTTTTGCTTCTGACTCTGTCCATGTATGTAAAAATAAATCTATTGTATGCCCTTGTTTTTTTAAAAGATTTAAATAGTCTTTTAGTTGAGAGTCATTCAACCCGCCTCGTATGTGTCCTCGTATACAAAATGCGACTCTCATAATAAACCAATGTTGTGTGCGTGACGATAAACCAACTCTTCTTGATAAATGGTGTCAGGATATTGCATAACTATGCTGTCTAAATCACGATAAAAGTCATATACAAACGCATACATATTTTCTGGGGTTCCAACATAAAAATTATCAACACCAATTAAACTTTTAGTATATGACGGATATTTAAATGCAAATTTTTCGCCTTTAGAAATTAGACGTTGCAAATGATTTGGCGGAGTATAACATATTGGAGCCGTAAAAAAATCATAGCGAGTGTTAATAAACGCATCATAGTTTTTACGATTTTTGTACGCTTCTGCCACCACTGCGGCTTGTCCTGCCCACATACGTTTCCATGCAATTAGCGGACAGGTACTTTTACAAACAACACCGCTTTTCTTGCCGTATATTTTTATCTTAGAATCGTTTTCTATGCACACGTCTATCACGTTGCGGTTTTTAAAATAACTACGTAACAACCCTTCTTTAACTTGAAAAAGATGTAATCGATCGAGTGTTTTATAACTTGTTTTTGCTTCTGACTCTGACCAGGTATGACAATAGACATCAATAAAATGCCCGTCTTTTTCACAGTTGTTTATAAATTCTCGTAATGCGTCACTAAAGAGGCCGTCTCGTATGTGTCCTCTTAAACAAAGTGCAAGTCTCATAAGTCTTTAAGCTTTAACATAACATGCTTTACTGCCATCCACATGTCTAGATATTTATAGGTTGCAAGGCGTCCGACGAAAATTACGTCTTTTTCCGCTTTAGCGAGGGCCTCATAGAGGCGATAGGTTTCTTGTCCTTCGCCCCAAGGAATAGGATAAAACGGCACGTCATTTTTACCACAAGCTTTAGGATATTCTCGCGTAACGACTGTAGGGCCAACATGACCTGGAGTAAAGTAGCTGTGATCATAGACTCGCGTGTATGGGGTGTCAGGATTGTTTTGGTTGACTATAAACGTATCCATCTTTTCGCAAAGCACGTCATGCTCAAAGCGCAGCGAGCGATAGGGCAACTCTCCGTAGATAGTTCCAAAGTAGCTGTCAATCTTTCCGGTATAGACGATAAGGTCATTGGGAGTCCTCTCAAAGGCCCAGCGATCTTCAGCGCAGTTTAGATGTACTGTAATGTCGTCTAACATACGCCCGAACATTGCAGAGTAGCCTTCTTTTGGGATGCACTGATACTTTTGACCTTCAAACCAGGTAGGGTCTGCCGCGTCTGCAGTTTTAGGAATACGATTTGTAATTGTCTTTGGAATCTCGTCGAATGGCACGCCCCACTGCTTTTCGCTGTAGTCTTTAAAGACGTATTCTACAATCTCTTCTTGTGAAAGCTCGCGACCAAGTTCAGAGACCGTCTTTCGGCTGTATGGCAAACTGACTCGACCAAGTCGGGTGTCTCCCTGCGGTTGCAGCTTAAACGGGATCCACTCAGTATAACGACTTAGAAACTTATAGACTTCTTCGTCGTCTGTATGAAAAATATGAGGGCCATATTGATGCACGAGCGTGTTTGTGACGTATGCATCGGCGCAGTTTCCACCAATGTGTGGCCGCGTCTCATAAATCTCAACGGCATACCCTTTTTCTTTTAATAACACCGCTGCAGTGACTCCTGACAGCCCACAACCAATTACTTTAGCATTTTTTTTCATAAAATAGTATTTTATCACAGTTTTTGTCACCTGTAAACATAAATATATATCTATATGAAAATAAATGAAAAAGTTTACGTAAACAGCGAATTTAAAGATCTTCTCCGCAGCATGAATGTTGGCATTGTCGACTATATTGTAGTGTATAAAGTCGAAGGTGACAAGGTATTTTTCAAAGCAAACAGTGCGCGCCTCCACCTAAGCAAGGGTGAGTTTGAAGAGGTACGACTCAGCGCTTAGGCCCACCAAATATTTGGTACATGAGGGTCGTTAAATGGTCTAGGTACATTTATCTCTACGCCGTCTTCGTTTAACGCAGTCTGATTTGACGACCAGACGATAAACTGATCTCCGCCGTCAGGTATCTCGATATCAACGAGGTCACGAAAAAGTACCCAGTATTGACCGTCGTCGTTATGCTCTCCGACTTCATGCAGAGCGTGCTCGTGACTCGCTAATGTAGAAACAACTGTGCCGTCTTCTGATGCACGCGCGAATCCGTGTGCT